GGTGGGCAAGGGACGAAGCTCTAGCTCAGAAAGTTCTGGGCATAGAGCCTACCCCTGAAGTATTTTGGCAGTTAACTCCGTGGTCCTGGGCCGCAGACTGGGTTTCTAACGCGGGCGATTATGCTCGCAATGTTAGTAACTTTGGAGGCGGTGCATTGGTAATGCCGTACGGATACATGATGGAGCATAAAACCTCCACCGTGGAATATCAGCTGACCGGTGTAGAATATAAGTCCTACTCCGGCCAACAGTCGTTTCATCAGACCTTCACAACGGAGGTCAAGAAACGCGTATCGGCATCTCCCTATGGGTTTGGCATAGATGTTGACGGTTTCACCGCACAACAACTAGCCATCCTCGCTGCCATTGGTATTACCCGTGGCTCGAGGTAGTAAAGGGAGCGCGTCATATACGTGCTTTCTTTTGGTTCCTGGAAAGGAATCGATAGAACACACTTTCGTGTGTTCGAACTCCTAACGGAGTCTTCCGGAGGAAAATCTCCCCGGAAGAAAGCAGAGGTATGTACCATGGCACTTGCCGATCCACAGACGCTTACGTTTGGCGTCACCGATGTTGACCTTCCCCGTACAGGGGTTGGGCCTACCAGTTCGGTCTACTCGATCGAATCTGATAGTCTCAATGGTCGACTGACTATTGGGCAAACCCGCGGAAAGCGGGTTCGCACTCAAGTCCGGTTTGACGCCAATGTCATTGTCCCGGACCCCCTTATCACTGGCGTGAGCACGCAGAAGTCGGCGAGTGTTTATCTCGTCGTCGACCGCCCGCTTAACGGCATTGATTTGGATGTCCTCAAGGAAAATGTGGTTGCTCTTTGCAACTACATGACCTCGGACAGTGCTGTTCTCACTAGTCGAATTTTGGCTGGTGAGTCGTAAGGATCTCTGGAGTCTGTTGCGCATTGCATTTGTAATTTGGGTACTTGATGTACTCATCTTACTTGCTGATGCGCGTAAGGCCCATTGATTCTGCGATAAAACAGAATCGTCCCTACAGATTGGTACGCCATGGATTGGATCTGCTACCCCAATAATGAATTGAGGGCAGATGAAAAGCCATGAAGTACTTCTGTTTAAGGTCCTCCATGAGTTGGGGGACTGGTGTTGCACTAGCACCATTCACGATGTAAAAACCATCGTGAAGCGTGTCGAACACGAAGGGTCAGAGTTTTTGACTCTGACCTTGCCTCAATTTTGCAAAGACTTTGAACGGTCTTTGGATATTGGGCGCATTGACTCTGACCTCTTCCAGGGTTTCCGGAGGAAGTCGTGTCTCCCGGCGTTTTTGTCGGGTTTCACAAGTCAGGTGTTCGACATTCAAACTGGTATCCTTCTCGATGTACCTAATTGGGAAGCCATCTACTCTGTTCGACAGATATGTAATCTGTATAGCAAAGTTGAACTCCCTTGCAGCGATGCAAGAGAATTGGCTGCCTTTAATCAGTACATCGAGACTGATCAGGAGGTGGAGCTATTTGAGAGGACGGTAACTCGTCAACTTGTTGAAGAGTTTTCCGAAATCTCTGAGCTCCTCTGGACCGGTATCTTCACCGAGATAGAGCAATCTATCTTTGATGGGGACATCGTGCCAAAACACGGTCCTGGGTCCACTGCCGACAGAATCAGCGGAAACGCAAAATTCAGTCAGCAGGTGTGGACTCAGCGTTTGGAAGAAGTTTTCCCACATGGGGAAATGCTTTTCCCGAATTGGCGTCACTATGACGCGGAACGTGTTACACTCCTGGCACCCGAGGCCGAGATGCCCGTGAGGGTCATCTCGGTCCCTAAGACGCATAAAAC